CTCCGGGCTAGCTTTAGTTGGAGGAAACCTGACGATGACCATCTTCGAACGCACTCGCCAACGGGCCGAGATCGAGGACTATTCCAACGTGGTCGAACACGAAGGAGTATTCGTCGAGGAGGTTCCGGTGACGACTGTGTGGGCCTGGGAGAAATTCCAAGACTTCCACACAAAGATCAAAACACGAGGAAGGTATCCATCCTCCCCGTGTGTAGATCAAAAGTGCTACGTGATGGTGGATGACCCGGGACCCTATGGGTATGTTCGCGGTCTGCAGGGGTGGCGAAGCCATTCCCGTTTGCCGTTAACGTTTTCCATTCAGGATTCCGAGTCGTTCTCTTCGTTCGTCAGGACCCAAGTGGGTGTCCTTGGCGAGCAACTTGCTCAGGATGCATACGATGCATTCTGTACACAAGTTCCAGCCGAGACCAGCGTAGCAAACTTTGCCCTCGAAATGGAGGACTTGCTCACGTTGATCCCGAAGTTGGGCCGCTCGCTCCAGGAGACAGTCACTAATCTTCATTTAGGTCTCAGTTTTGGCACGCTCCCCTTTATCGGGGACGTGGAAGTCCTTCGGACGATCGTTCAGTCAACACTGACGAAGATTGATCGTCTGAAGCGCCTTAACGGGCGGACTTCTCGACTGCGGATGAAGCGGACGGGTCTCTATGAGATACCGTTTATCGCTCCGCATGTCGACATCGGAACTGATATCTATCTGGCGCTGGCTCACGCCAGTGCCGAGTTCACGGCTTCCGCTAGGCTCTTTGCGAACCTAGAGGGACTCGATGGACTTGAAGGGGTAGCTCGAGGGCTCTTCGGAGCTCTCGGGTTAAACAACCCATTGGGGATCATTTGGAACGCGCTCCCATTCAGCTTCGTGCTGGATTGGGTGTTTCGCTTTTCAAATGTCCTTGCTCGCTGGTCGCTCAACCCCTACGTTGGGGTTTGGGCGGTCGACGACCTGACGTGGTCACTTAAGACCACGTCGAGATGGGATGTTTTTCGTTACGGTTCGGAGGGTACCTATCCCAACACGGAGTTTCATTACTTCCGTGTTGGATGGGTTGATGCCTCCCACTATGAACGAAACCTGGGTCTTCCAACGAGTGTGAACTACTTTACAGTTCCCCCTACGCCGGGTCAGGCGGCATTAGGACTGAGCCTTCTTAGCGCTCTGTCTCGTTATAGATAAGGTGATATCATGGCCATCCCATCGACGGTCCCATATGTGCTCCCCAGTGGGACTGCACGAACGCTGGTGCCAATGTCCGGTTCGAAGGACGGCATCACGCGCCGGGTTGATCCCGCGAGTGTGGTGGGTTACCCCATCACGCTGGCGGCGTCGACGACCATTCAACCTACAACTTCCACTCGGAAGTTTAAGGTGAACAAGGTCACGCTCACGGCCCAAGTTCCCCGCAACGATACGGTGTACGGCGACTTCGTCGATCAGGCTATCCTGGTCGTGAACCTGCCGCAGATCGTCGTTGCTGGCAACTCGGAAGCTGTTAGGGCTCATCATCTGTTCCTGATTTTGGGACAGTACTTGAACCTGGCAGCCTACGTGGGCGCGGATGTGACAGGCGGGAAGTATGGTGTGGGTGCGATCAGCGACATGCTGACCGGCCAGGCTTAGTCTTCCCCCTGTTCGCTCGATTGTGGGGCGGCCTTTATCAAAAGGAGCCGCTACGCCTATGGGCGGGCAGCTTAATAGCCCCAATGCGCTTACGCGCGACCTTATCGCTAGTTTGCTAGCTGAGTCTCCTCTACCGTTACCTCCAAAGGGAGTCCTCAGAGATATCCGCACCATAACGGAGCGGACGGACTCTGAGGGCCTTCCTTTCCTAACTCGGACGCTTCCGCTAATCGCGAAGGCGCTCGAGGCAGGGCTTGAGGATGGTGATTACAAGGTGCCGACTGGCTTTCGCCGGTCAGTTAAGCACCCTGGGCTACCTGCTCTAATGCAGGACGCCCTAATCATCATCTTCACATCGGAAGGCCGGTTGAGACCTGCCCTAAATTACGTCGACGTAGCCCTGGAGCAAAGCAATCGGACAGGAGTGGCATGCGACGGGGAGCTTCGGCGAACAGCCGATGCGATCCGCCACATACGCACTGTCTGCTACTTTGCATACAAGCTCGCTCTGCCCGCGGATCCAGAAGTTGAGGCATCTTATGCCGAAGCCTATGTCCGTACGGATGCAGAGGTAGGCGATCTTGAGGATCGCGGTTACGATAGCCAGCTTCTTGACGTTGCTCGCTATGAAGCGGCACGTCTTCTGGCCGACGTAGATCTGGCGGGGATCACTCCCCGTCATGGGCCAGGTACTGTCTCTACCGGTGAGAGAGGCGAGCAGAAGTGGACATTCAGTCACACTTATGATGGTCTCTCTGACCTGTACGACTTCTCCTACTTCACAGTAGGGGGAGCCCGCGAGATGGCAGATCGTGTGAGATGGAATGATAAGTTGGACCACCTTTCGGGTGGCGCCAGCAAGGTCATGTTCGTCCCGAAGGATTCACGTGGACCCCGAGTCATAGCCGCTGAACCTCTGGAGTATCAGTACATCCAGCAGGGTCAACGACTGAAACTCTGCCCGGCGCTCGAACGTAGGTCTGAGTACCGAATTAATTTTCGGGATCAGACCGTGAACGGGAAGTTGGCTCTCGCCAGCTCCCGGGATCGACGGTACGCAACGCTGGACATGAAAGACGCGAGCGACAGGGTGTCGCTAGGGCTTGTGCGCAACATTGTGCCTGAGCCTTGGTTTCAGTACCTGAACGCGTCCCGGTCCACTGCAGCGGCCCTCCCTGATGGGAGGATTGTCGTGCTCCGCAAGTTCGCTTCTATGGGTTCAGCAGTTTGCTTCCCAGTCGAGGCGCTTGTGTTTTGGGCCGTAGCCGTTGCTGCCATCTCCCTCCGGCTTCCGGGGAGGAGACAGTGGGTACGTCGGAATGTCTACACCTACGGGGACGATATTATCGTGCCTCGTGAATGGGCTTCCGTCGTAATGGATGGCTTGGAATCGGTTGGTTTAAAGATCAACCGCAACAAGTCGTTCATCCACGGATTCTTCCGAGAGAGTTGCGGCGTTGACGCCTTCGCAGGTTTCAACGTCACACCTATTCGAATGAAGACCCCGTGCAGCTATGCATGGAGGCGCGGTGTGGATATCAGTAGCCATACGGAGCTTGCCAACTCACTTGAGGAAGCAGGCTATCGTCTGACGGCTGACATCCTCTACGGTGTCGTAGAGCGGAGGGTTGGACCCCTGCCCTACGGGCCGCTCGATGCGGCTTATCCCCGTAGAATCTCCAGTCTATTCGGTGCTCCTTCGCGTTCCAAAGCGAAGGGGATTCGAATACGGCTGGGGGTACGAGTCCAGGGCGCGGTCGAAGCATATATCTGGGTCATTCGGCCCAGAATGCGGCGATCGCGCTTGCGCGGATGGACTCGGCTCCTCCGG